ACCAGGACGTGATTCCCTATTCGCCGGAAACCGCGCCGTTCCACCAGCGCCACTACACGCAAGACCAGTTTGAGACGCTGCTGAACGCGACCGGCTGGCAGGTCGAAGGATGGTACGGACAACGTGGCCGGGAAAGCCCGGTAGAGCCATTGACCCCCGATTGCCGGACGTTGATCGTGGCTGCCCGCCGATGCCCGCCGCCCGCTTCATAACATGGCAAGGTCAAATCTGGACGTTGCGCCGCCTGGCGAGCGCGTATCATTTGCCGGTTTCCACGCTCAATCATCGGATTGATCGATTCGGCGATTCAGCGACCGGACTGGCGCGGGCGCTGGCAACCGGCATTCTCGATTGCCGACAAGCGGGGCGCATCGGCGCGTCACGCAGTCCGTGGAATTATATTTCTCAACGAGGTGCATCATGAAAGACGAAATCCCTTTAGCCGAAATCCGCCTGTTCAGCCGCCGCCCGGATGAAGTCGGCTTTGAAACCCTCATTTCCACCATCGACCGCCTGCTGGAAATAGCGCTAGTCAGGATTAACGAACAGGAAGGCAGAGAGGATTACCGAAGGGGGCTGTTGTGGACGGCGGTTTCAGTAATTGCCAAAGAATCGTCGCCGGTTGAGCCGGAAGCGCCCATTGCTGAACCGGAATCGCCGATGGTCGATGCGCCGCGCAAACCGGGCCGGCCAAAAGCGGCTGAACGATAGGGATTGACGCGCCACAAGCCGCCTACATAACGGGCGGCTTTTTTGTGGGCGGCAGGATCTCCGGCGGCTGATCATCAGGTACTTCGATAATCCAGACCCCGCGTTGCCCGCCGATCTTCTGGCCGCCGGGGATCCGGTTTGAACGAAGCAACTGGGTGATTCTGACGGTTGAAATCCCCAAGCGCCGCGCCGCTTCTTTGCTGTCAATAATCATTTTTAGACTATCCTTTGCGTTATGGCTTTTGATAGCCTAGTATATCGCTTGTGTTAGCTTTTTCGCTAATTCTGACAGGAGACTTCCGATGTTCAGAGGAATCAAAGGCGTTATTTGGCTGTTGATTTGGACAGTCATGACCAGTATCGCATTGATGGTGTACAACATGTTATCCGGCGCATCGAGCGTATTCCATATATTCGATATCGGTATGATTATCGGACTCGTGTTGGGCGGAGGATCGGTGTTGCTATATCAATGGATGGACGACCTGTGAAAAATGGATGGACTTGCTTCATGCGGAATCGACAGCCACGATTAACACGCTGCAACGGTTGCAGAGGAGATAACCATGAAAAGTTATAAAGAATTAGTGTTATTAGCGCTCGGCAATCAAACTATGTTTGATCCTCAATTTGTTTCTGATGCAATGAAATGGGTAGAGAGTCTTGACAATCCACATCAAGCCATTGCAGACCGATCAGACTGGTTTTATCCAACAGGGAAGATAACCCCAAAACCATGCCCGTTTTGCCAAAAGACGCGCATCCGGCCTTATCGGGCTATTGTTGCAACCGATCAAGGCCAGGAAAAATTCAGTTATTGGCTATCCTGTCATGAGTGCAAATCGACCGGGCCAGTTGCCGGAACGGAACTACAAGCCGCGCAACTTTGGGGGATTTGCCATGATGATTGAATGTCCAGAATGCAGAAATCCAGTTTCCGATAAAGCGCCCGCCTGTCCCCATTGCGGTGTGGCGGTGATGACCAGCGGCAAGTTGGTGAAAGTCGGAAGTCGGCGGAAAGCTAAACAGTTTGTTTGGTTCTTTTTTTGGCTACTTCTGGCCGGCGCTTTCTACCCGCTCTACAGTGAGGGCGGCGATAGAGCGATTGGCGCGATGATGACTGTTGTCGGGATGTTTGGATGGGCCGGTGCGCTGATCTACCGCTGGGCCAATACGTGATGTGATATACAGTAAGGATGGGTAAGAAAAGGAGTGGAGAGTAGCGGAGAGGCTAGGAGAGCAGAGGACTGTAGCGGACGGGACTGGAGAGGATTGGAAAGGGAAAGGCAACCCGGTAGAAATACCGGGTTTTTTGTTGCTCAAATTTTGTGCAAACTCTTGACAAAATCTGTTGACCGCGCTCTACAGATTTCCATGAATGAATTTGTCGGCATTTCCGTTTCAACACTGAACGCTTGGCTCACGGAAGCTCAGTCGGCGTTGCATTCCCTCGCAATCGGCGGAAAAGTCGTTTCGATTTCTTCTGCTGACGGTAAGCGCATCAGCTTTACGCCCGCCGAAACAAAAGAGTTACGAGCCTACGTGTTGAGATTACAGCGGGCCGTCAGTATTGCGACCGGCGTATCGTCTCCATTGGGTATCTCGGTAGCGACATGGACACGTTAACCCGCTGGATTGCCCCGCTGTTCCCGAACTGGGCCGCGTCCAGACTGGCCGGCTTCGCCCGGATTGCGGCGGCGCAACGCTACTATGACGCGGCCAATGTGACTCATCAACATCCGCGCCGGGGGAACAATGCCAGTGCGGACGCGGTGATGGACCGGGCGCGGGGCAATCTTCGCGAATACGGGCGTTGGCTAGATGAAAATCATGATTTGGCCGTAGGCGTTCTCGATGACCTGGTGACCAACATCATTGGTTGCGGGGCCGGGGTGGAACCCATGGCGACGCAGGGCCGCGACGCATTGCCGGCGGTTGAATTCAATCGTGCATTGTCCGTACTCTGGGATGAATTTTGGCAAGCGCCGGACGTGACCGGAGAACTGCCCGGCCCGGAATTAGAGCGCCTGGTCTGTCGTTCCTGGTTACGCGACGGGGAGATTTTCGCCCAACACGTCACCAAACCCGCCGCGCCGTTCGGTTCACGCATCCCCTATGCGCTGGAATTGCTGGAGGCGGACTTCGTCCCCTACGATCTCACTGATCCCGGAAACCGGATTGTCCATGGCGTGCAGAAGGATGGTTGGGGCCGACCCCTCGGTTACTACCTGCATACCGTGCATCCCGGTTCCACGGTGAGCGTTCCCGGAAGCCGGTTTGAAACGATCTATGCGCCCGCCGACCGCATGATGCACTTGAAGCTCGTGCGTCGCCTGCATCAAACCCGTGGGGTGAGCGTGTTCCATGCCGTGCTGACCCGGTTGGATGATTTAAAAGATTACGAAGAAAGCGAGAGGATCGCCGCCCGTGTGGCCGCCGCATTAACCGCTTACATCAAGCGCGATAGTGCGCTGGCTGATACCGCTGTCGCCAGTTTGACGGAAGACGGAACCACTAGCAGCCGCTCCTTCGCCATGGAGCCGGGCCTGATTTTTGATGGCCTGTTGCCGGGCGAAGATGTCGGCTTGATCGACTCCAAGCGCCCGAATCCGAATTTAGAAACGTTCCGCAACGCGCAACTCCGGGCGATTGCTGCCGGAACCGGAACGCGCTTTTCCAGTATTGCCAAGAATTACAACGGCACGTACAGCGCCCAGCGCCAAGAGTTAGTCGAGGCGGTGGCGCATTATCGCCGGCTGTTCAGTTACCTGAAACACCGATTTTATTTACCCGTCTGGCGACGGTTTATTGACGCGGCGCGCCTGTCCGGTGTTCTGCGGATCCCGCTGAACATCAACGAATCCAGCTTGTACGCGCCGGAAATCAGACCGCCACAGATGCCTTGGATCGACCCGGCCCGAGAGCTTAAAGCTTTCCAAATCGCCGTTGAGTGCGGATTCAAATCGCGACAACAGGTTATCAGGGATATGGGCGGCGATCCGGCTACTGTTGATGCGCAACTCGAGGCTGATCCGCTGGATATTCGCCCGGTCATTGGCGCGGCGGTCCCGGCGAATCCGAAGCCCGCAGCGGTGGATGACGAAGAACCCCAGGAGGAAGCAGCATGAAGCGCGATTTAGCCGGACAACGATTTGAACGATTGGTGACGTTCGATATTCGGGAAGTGAACGCCGAAGCACGCACTGTCCCGGCGTCCCTGTCCAGCGAAACCCCCGTCAAACGCTGGTTTGGGAGCGAGGTGCTGGTGCATACCGCCGAGGCCGTGGATTTGTCCCGAGCGACTGAGGGGTTGCCGCTGCTGTGGGGACATAACCACGATCAGCCGATTGGCATTGTCGATCAAGTGGCGCTGAAAAACGGCAAGCTGCGTGGAATTTTACGGTTTTCCAATAATCCGAAGGCGTCTGAGATATTTCAGGATGTCCAAGACGGTTTTCTCAAAAATATCTCCATCGGGTATCAGATTAATCGATGGGAAGAATCCGCTGACAGTGACGATATTCGAGTGATCGATTGGTCATTGCTGGAGGCGAGTGTTGTCGCGGTGCCGGCTGATGCAACGGTCGGAATTAACAGGTCACTTTCCAAAGGAACTCCCATGACCGACGAAACGAAGCCGGACGTGACCGGCACTCCCGATGCTGCCGCTCCCGTAGTGGACATCAATATCAACAAAATGAAGCGCGAACACGTCATTGCCAAGAAGGCGGGCGCGGCGGAGGCGATTCACGCTGAACGCAAGCGCATTGCTGATCTGCATGAACTGTTCGATCTGGACCTGGTTCCGCGTAACGACTTCTATGCGTCTTTGCGCGCCCGGTCGGTGGATGAAGGCTGGCCGTTGGAAGGTACGCGGAAAATCCTCATGGAAGTCCTGAGCGGCGAAGTCGAGCCGGCTGTCGATTGGGGTCAGGTGACGGACAGCGCCGCCGGCCAGGGTGTGCGCGCCGCGACGCACGAAGGGCGCTTGCCGCCGGTGGTGGTTCCGGCCAAGCCCGGTAATCAGGCCCGGTCTCTGGGCAGTGTCCAGATGGGCGAAGACGCCCGCGACAAGTTCATTTCCGGCGCTGAGGAAGGCGTCCTGGTTCGCGCCTGCGTGATGAATGACAAGGAATCGGTACGGCGCGCCCGTGAAGGCGGCATGTACGGCAAATCGCTGCGCACCTTGGCGGGTGAATACTTGCAACTGTGCGGCGAGAATACCTCCAAACTATCGGATGCCGATGTCGCCAGCCGCGCCATTTCCACCCGTGCGTCCGGCCAGACCACCAGCGACTTCACCAATCTGCTCAGCAACGTCGCTAACAAATCCCTGTTGATGGGCTTTGAGGAAGCGCCGGAAACGTGGCAGTTGGTGACCCGTCGCGGGCAGTTGCCGGACTTCAAAACCTCCGAGCGCATCAACATGTCCGGCTTTACCGGACTGTCGGAAGTGGCGGAAGACGGGGAAATCACTTACGGCAAATTCGCGGATCGGAAAGAGACCATCAAGCTGGTCCAATACGCCAAGAAGTACCGGATGTCGCGTCAGCTCATCATCAATGATGATTTGGGCGGACTCACTCAGGTGCCGCGCATGATGGGCCGCGCCGCCAATCGCAAAATCGGCGATGTGTTTTATGCGCTGATCAATGGGACGGGGCCGACGCTGACTCAGGACAGCATCGCGTTGTGGGATACCAGCACGCATAAGAACTACGTCGCTGCGGCAACCGCGCCGAACGTCACGACCATCGGAACCGCTACAGCGGCCATGGCGAAACAGACCGATCCCAACAGTGGCGCGGTACTGAACATCCGGCCTCGCTACCTGGTGGTTCCGATTGCGCTGGAATCCACGGCTCGCGTTCTTATGGCGTCGCAATATGACCCCGCCGGAACCGCTGGCACTCTGACTCCGAACCCGTACAACGGTCGTTTTGAAGTCGTGACCGATGCGCGTCTGGACGGGCAAACCTACGGCACAACGGCGTGGTATCTGTTCGCTGACCCTAACGTGTTTGATACGTTTGAAATCGCTTTTTTGAACGGTGTTTCGGAACCGTATCTACGGGAAAACCGCGCGTGGGACGAACAGGGCATTGAATACCTGGTCGGGATTGACTTCGGCGTGAGTGCGCTGGATTTCCGAGCCGTTCACAAGTATCGCGGTAACTAATCCATAGGTACGCGCCCTCACCCGGCGCGTTCTTCGCAGCACATTCAGGAGCATTATCATGAGTCAATCTCTCCAAGAAGGTCAGGTTTTCCAATACACCGCGACCGGGGCCGTTGCCAACGGCGAACTCAAAGTTATCAACCGCCTACCGGGTGTGGCGTTGACCGCTGCAACCGGAGCGGGGCAAAAAATCAGCCTGGCGGTCGAGGGCGTATTTCAGCTAGCCGCCGTTGCTACGGGCGTCAAAACGCAGGGTTTGCGGGCCATGTATCGCAGTACCGGCAGCCAGTTGAAAATCACCACGGTTTCCGGCGTCGCCGGAACTGGGAAGTATTCGGTTGGGGTTATTTGGGAAACCGCCACGGCTGCATCGACGACCGTCAAGGTCAAGCTGCACGGCGGCCCGATTGGCGTCCTGGCCTAAGTCGTCGCTGCCATGCCCGATTCGCTGTTTGATGTGATCATGAGGGATTCTGGAATACCGGCGTTTCAAGCGGTCTTCGGAATCCCAGTGACGCATACCAATGCGGACGGTGATGAAGTCACGATCACGGCGATGCTGGATACCGAAGTCGCCCCGGTGGGCGAATACGGGGAGCGCATGGAGGCGCGTTGGACGGCGGAAGTGGCAAAAAGCGCCTCCGCACAGGTGGGCGATACGCTCAGCCATGCCGGCGAAGTCACGGATGACGATCCCTATCCCGACGATGTGGTCTGGACGCTGGCTCAGGTGATTGCCGATGACGGCTATACCGTGCGGTTCGCGGTACGGAGCAGTGCATGAGCAACGCAACCCTGGCGCTAGATGATTTGGCGACGCAACTGGCAACCGTTGCGCCGGTACGCACGGGCCGCGCGGCGCTGGAAACCACAAGTGCAGATTTGCCGATCATCACCCTGTGGAGTACCGATGACCGGCCTATGGAAGACCCGGATTATGGGTATCCCCTGGAATTCACTCGCACGGCCACGATTGAATGCAAAATCGCGGCAACCGCGACGTATCACACGGCATTGGAAACCACGCTCACGGCCATTCGCCAAGTGCTGAAAACTGAACTTTTGAGCGGCGCGCCTTTGGGCGGATACGCCACGGCGCTCCGGCAAAATGGCGCGCGCTTTTTCGCTCCCGGCGAGGGTAGCGAGATCGCGGCATTACAAGTGTCGATTGAGTTGGATTGGCTGGAAACCGCTTAATTTTTACCTTTGACGGAGAGTTCCTTGATTTCTTTGAGCGTTTGCATCCCCACCACCGGCTTTTGCCGGGCTGAACATACGTTGAGCCTGGTCAATTTCGGGCTGTATTTCATGCGCCAGCGGATTTTTGAGGGCGAAGATCAGAGCATCGTCTTTCGTCACTACCAATCATCGTGTATCAGCAACGGTCGGGAGTATCTGGCGACGCAATCCCTCAAGGAAGGCGCAACGCATGTGCTGTTTATCGATGAGGATATTCAGTTTGATTTAGACGCCGTGCATATTTTAGCGAGCCGCCAAGCCCCGTTCATTTGCGCCAACTACAAGATTCGCTACGAAGGCGCGCCGTTTGCGGCGATTACCCCGGACTTTGAAGGGCGCATCGCAACCACGGCGCAATCGCCGGACATCGAACCGTGCGGGGCGTGTGGGTTCGGCTTGGCGCTGATTGCGCGGGAAGTCTTTGATGCGATTCCGCAGCCGTGGTTTCCCATTCACTGGTCCGATGAATCCAAAACCTACAGTACCGAAGACGTGCCTTTTTTCCTGGCGGCTCGAGACGCAGGGTTCATCCCGCTGATTGATCATGTGGCGAGCCGGAAAGTTGCGCATATCGGCAGTTATCGTTATCGCTGGGACGGTCCCGGCTCCTTACCTTTGACGGAGTAACTTATGGCTACCCTGACCAACGCCGGCGTCTTTTACGAGTCCGGCCAGTCTCAACAGTCTTTTGCGGCGATGACGGACGCGGGCGCGCATACCGTCTACTCGATTACAGCTAAGCCGTGGTCACAAGTGGCGGGCTATGAATACACGGTCGTTCCCTACGGCCTGGCGACGGGCGGCGCGGTCACCCCGGCAGTTTCCACTACCAATAACCTCGTGGACGTGGCTGCGCTGACGGCCTACATGGCGGCGGCGACCGGCGCCAGCGCCACCACCGGGCTGCTGACCGTCGCTGCAACCACGGACATCAGTTGCACTCGCGGATCAGCGACCAATACCCATATCGTCAACGCGATCACCATTTCCAGCGCCGGCGCGATTGCGGTTGTTGCAGGGACTGCCACGACCGCGTTTAGCACCACGCGCGGCGCGGCGGGCGGGCCACCGGCGATCCCGCTAGGCAGTGCGGAAATCGCCCATGTCAGTTTCACCTCCACAGCGGCGGCGGCGGTCGCGTCCAGTGAGATTTCGCAGATTGTCGGAACCAGCCAGGAACGGTATGACTACCCGGTGTGGGCGGAAAATCCGATTGAAGGGAAAATCACCTTTGCGGCGGCGGTCCCGGTGATTCACGGCACGGCGGCGGGGACGGCCACGGCCACCAAGCTCGTTTACGCCAAGGTCGCGACCCCGATCTTTGCGGAAATCCCGCGCGCGCGCGCCTGGGTACCGGCTGAAACCAGCAACTCTGTAGCTTCTGAACAGTATTACGACGGAACGATTGGCTCATTCAGTTCCAGCCTAAATCAGGCTAGTTTCGAGGTCTCCTTGAACGACGGCATTACCGACGCGATGTTGAGCAAGAAGGGGCAAAACCTGCTGTTCAAGTTCAGCCCGGACAAAAACAAAGCGCCGTATCAGCTTACCCAAGGCGTGTTGGGCGTGGCCCGGAAGTTTGGCGTGGGCGCGAATCCATCGGCGACGGTGACGGTTTCCGCCAGCCAAGCCAGCGTTGATTTCGCATCATGAGTGGTGGTCTTGACCAATCCATTTGCCCTATTCTGTGCCCGTTTTGCCAATCCTGGAAAATCGGGCTCGGACAATCTGATGTGGTTTGCGATCTCGTAGAAAAGCGTGTGTATTGGCTGCGATGCGCCAATTGCCAGGCTACGGGGCCGGTAGCCAGTACGCAAAAAGAAGCTGCT